AAGAAAGATCAGGACATGGCAGCCAGTAACCCATGTTCAGTTTACTGAAAAATCCTACCGCATCTTCTGAAATTTGAGTAGCTCTTTCATCATCTGACCAACCTTTATTAAGGTCCAGCGATCCCACTAAATACCAATCTATATTCTTTGCATTTCCTACTGTATCTGGTTTCCAGTAAAGATTAATACTTGTAATTCTTTCCTTGGACCCATACACATAATGAACCACATTAATTACTGGTATTCTTCTGGGATTATTGGCTGTCGAGTAATCATCAGCAATAACACCAATGGTTCCATCGGTGTTTTTTCCTAATGTACTTTCCTGCACATAATCATAAATAAATGTTACCGTATAACGATCCTGACCACTAAATAAGGGATCATCTGCATCATCTATATCGTCCATTATTTTCTGATCCCCATTAGTATTCGTGGGGAAATGGATAAAAAGACCCGCTATCCCCCTTTCATCAACATCATCTCCACCATCAAATGGTGAAGTCATCTGCACTACAGTTGGGGCTACGATCTGAGAATCTATTAAATACCAAGCATTTAGTTGGCCTGCGCTTGTGGATTTTAAAAATTTAGATGGATAACCCCCTCCATAATCTATATCTTGACCATACTGATCACGTTTTATATGTCCATACCATTTAGTGGTATTATCATTGGAAAATACACCATCTGCTATTCTTAATACCTGATTATGAACCAGGTAATCAAAATTAGGTAATGAAGCTGCTGACCATGTACTGGAACCGCTGGAAATGATATCTGTCCAGCTTCCACTCGTTAAATCAGATTGATCATAACGAGCTACATTGGCATAAGTTCCATCATCTGTACCATCAATATACCAGACAGTTGATGTTTGGGCTGGGGTACCAGAACCATCATATTCTGTCCTGTAAGAAGTAAAACCGTTTGCTACTTGAAATGGTCTTACTGAAGTAGTAGTGGAAATAGTATTGGAAATATCACTGGTAGTCCTTGTTTTTTTAATCTTACCAGGTATTTCGTTATTTACTTCAGTAAAAGTCTGAAACTGGTTTGGTTCTAAATCAAATACAGAATTGTTGCTAACCAGACCACCAGAAAAATCATTTATAATCAGTTTGGGCATTAGAAATCATTATAAGCAACATTAAACGAATCTTCACCGAAGCGCTTTTCACCATCATCAATAATCTTGGTGCGCCATTCTAAGAACTCCATCTTAAAATAGTTGATCAAGTTCATGTCACGTAGTCTTTCCGCTACTTTCCAACAGCCATAATAAATAAGCGACTCTGTATAACGAGTATCAATTTCTGGTACATCAGAATCGCCAGATAATGCAGTAGGTAAACTGTAATAATAAATCTTTATTTCTTTTACTTCATTTGGTATTGTAAAAATTCCTAACTGTGTCTGGTCTATATAATAGGCTTTATTGGTCATTATCTGCATTTCTGAATCATCACTCGCAAGATCATAAATCTGATCCACGTTTATCCTGGTGCTTCTATCACCATCATAATCTACCCTGTAAATACGTATCGTATCTGAAAGGCTGGTACTGGCTGTAGAAGTACCTTCCCTGACCTTGGTCCAGTCAGTACCGCTTAAAAATGTATATACCCTGGTACTGGCTACTGAGTTTCTGGTACCATAGGCTGGAAACAGATTAGCGTCATCGGCTAATACCGTTTGTGCTTTATTTATAAGATCAGTAACTGTAGCATCACTAATAATCGCTGTATCAGTAGCGCCAGTTATATTTCTTATATCTGTTCTTATAGCTGATAATGCTGCCATTTCTTTTCCTCTTTACAAGCTGAGGGGTGACTAGCACCCCTCAACCATGTACTTCACTCTAGAGGTTTGTTCTAGCTGTAATGTATTGAATACACGCATAGTCTTTACTATTGAAAGCTGTACGTGATACCCCATATATCCAACCAGCGGAAACCCCTAACTTGTTAGCGTAGTCAAAGGATTTTTCTACCCATTTCATATCGCCTGCGCGCGCAAATGCTAACGCACCTGCTCCCATGAATAGATTCCTTGCTCCCTCGATATTACTTCCGCTACCCATGGTATCGGAGGTAGTAATATCCTGGTGTGAATGAATGATGACATTATTATATACACCTAATGCACCTTTGAACAGTGGGTTATCACTCCCCCGAACATTAGCATATTGCTGTATAGTTTTCCATGCCCCCAATTCAAACAGATCATACGCTACCTCTGGATGAATTATAAGAACATAATGATCTTCACCACCAATTCTTATAGGTCTCATTTTCCAGTTGGCACTTCCACCCAATACTGCAATTGTCTTCAACCTGGTAATGTCTGACAACTGGATTTCTCCAGTTGCAACCAAACTACCTGCTTGATCTGAACTGCTGTAAGTAGAAGCATCGCTTGTAACCGCTAATACGTTTCCAAACGTGCCACTTGTAGCTGTTGCTGCTGAAAAGATTTGGCTATCAACATCTTCAGCATAAATGCGCCCTAACTGAGCTAAGGCTTCATTACGAAAATCGTATAAAACCTTGCTATCGTCAAAGTTACCAGCATTTATTACACCAAAGCGCCTTTGCGCTGAGGTAACTGTCTGTGAGTATGTTGATAATCCATCTTCATTTCCTTCCAGGGAGGAATCACCTGTTACTACTGTACCTGTTAGGCCAACTAAGCCAAATGTCATATCTTTACCTTTGCCATCAGGCATTGATTTTTCTACGACCATTGACTCCATCGAGTCTCCCATGAACTTCTTAAAGTAGATTTTCTTACCTACTTCATTGAATAATTCCTTTGCCCAACGAGAGACGTTTAAGCCACTTGCCCATTCTCTTGCCATAATATCCTCCTAACCCGCTTTGCTGTCGAATAAACGACACCAAACCATGTATTTACCTTCATTCATCGCATTATTGAATAAGACATCAATCGTATCTGCTGAACTAAAATAATGTCCACTAGAATACGTATCTGCTCCTGTGGCTGCGTTTAAGCTATTATAGCATATTCCCGCAGCTGCAGTTAGATCAACACCGTCCAGAAATCCATCAGCCGATACACCAGTAAGACCAACATCAGCAGTGGCTGTGCCACTTTCTGTTGTTAGAATTGCTATACCAACTTCTGTTACAACTGAACCTGCTGGTATACTTAACGCTTCCCAAATATCTGCAGCCGACAAATTGCCGTCTCCAGCGGATAGCGAATCATATACCGAACACATGAATCCTTGAGGTATGTCAAGAACGCCAAGAGACTTTAAATAGCTATCTGCATAAGATACTGTTGCCATTTTTAACTCCTTTTATTCTTTATTGTGGAGCATCCATTAAAGCCTTCATACGCACATCTTGGGGGAGTTTCGCCCATTGTTCAGCAGAAAGATTGTCAAAATCTACACCTTCTTGGTTAGACCCACTTATTCCCGATAGTGTATTGGGTAACTTCGAAGCCTCTGCTACTTTATTAACGTCTTTCCCTTTTTCGATTGCGTCCAGCTTTTTCTGGATGCCCTCATACTTCATTAAACGATGAGCGTCTTCAAAAAGATTAACGCCCCTTTCGTCTCCATATTTGGCAATAGCTGCCAGATCGTCTTGTGATAGGTCAGGATTGGTTTTGACGAATTGTTCTACTTCCTGCTTCCTAGCTTCTTGAACTCGCTCCACTCTGCGTTTTTTGTCCAGACTGTCCATTACGTCTTTTTTTATTTGATTACGCTCATACGATAAGTATTGGCGTACTGAGTCTGCATCGTAAGGGTCCAACTCTGGAGCAGGCTTTTCTTCCTGCTTTGGCTGGAGGTTCTCGTTCAGCTTATCCACTGATGTTCTTAATTCGCCCAACTCATTGCCCTGACGGCCTATTAACTGTTGTGCGTTCTGGTAAGACTTATCCTTCTCCTCTGCAAACTTGACTAAATCTTCTACTGATTCAAAAGATTGTTCGCCAACTTTAGCAAATGGTTCTGGTGTCTCTGCTTTTGCCTCTGTTTCAGCTGCATCTACTTCTGGGGAACTTTGTGCTTCCACACTTTCTTCAGGTTGTGATTCTGCAGAATCGTACTCTTCACCTGCTATTTCCTTTTCCTGGTCAATGAACTCAAACTGTGTATCTGTCATCGTTTTCTCCTTTTCCTTTTGTTAGGGGGATTGAAATATGAGGGGTCATTGTGATTGTCCCTCGTTTGCTGTATCAAGCTGCACCTTCATCTGCTGGTTCGCCACTTCTTCGTTTACCTTATCCATTACCTCTGAAGAAGCCTCAAAATCGGCTAACTCCAGATATAGTGGCAGTAAGGAACCGTAGCCCTGGCGAATCAATTCAGATACCTGTGCTGCTTTTAATGCTCTCAATGTTGGCGATGACTGCGTTTCATCGAGAACAAGATCAAATTTCATAATTTCAAAATCTTTCATAAACCTGGCTAATGTATCTTCATATACAGCCATATCTTCTGGGTCTAAATTCTGTTTACCCAAAATGCGGTTTATCTTTCCTGGTGTATAATATTGCTGCATTAGCCGTAGAGCATTGTCCATCACATTGAGCTTCGTTTGATCTAAACTGTCCAATTGCTCCTGTAGACCCATTAATGCCTGTCTTACCCGAACTTGAGCTGCTAAACCAGATTCCTTGGAATTAGAGGCCATACCCATAAGGGGCTGGTTTACACCGCTAATTTCAGTCATATCCTGTTCAGCCTGCTGTTCCAGTGCTACGGCTGTTCCTACAAGACTCAAATGCTGTACCGACCACTGCTGCATAAAATCGGCTATCCTGCCCTTGAAGCCAGGTACGCCTATCCATTTACCAGCCTGTGAAGCCTGGTTCATCTGATCTGCGTTCACTTTATTGCCTGCGAATACACCGCCCCCTCTGGGGCTGCGATTCATTATATCAAGTGCCTGTGAACGTCTCTTGTCTTTTTCCCTTTGCGGGTCTTTTAAATTTTCTACCAACCCGAATGTCTCCATACCCTCAGAAGTATCCTCAAATAAATAAAAATAGGGGATCAAGGGGAACTGGTTGTGTCGCATTGGATTGGGTGTTTTATCCACTAATAGTTTCGCCCCTACAAACATGGACATATAAGTCTTGGGCATGATCTTGTTTATTATTGTCATGCCGTTCAGTTCAGTTTGTAAAGCCGCCTTTACTGATATATATTGTTCTTCTGGTAATTCACCTTGCGGTAATTTGTCAATCTTAGCCTGCATTTCTTCTATGGAGTCCTTAGCCTGTTTATTGCTCTTATGAGGCGTTTCCACTATCTTGCCAGTAAAACCATCCATTAAAAAATATTCCTTTTCAAAGTCACGTTCCCACATTTCTACCACGCGCACCTTCTTACGGTAATTATCCAAATAGAGCATATCGCTTACTTCATAGGGAGCGTCTTTGTATGAAGAACCAAATTCTTCGGTAATATCACCTTGATAACCATAATCAATCATCAGTTCTTCTGGTTTCTTTATATCCCTTAATTCATCAGGGTACATTTTTTTGAGTTTGCTTAAAGGCATGAACTTTGTCCTGGCTAACCTTTGCCAGGTAGAAACATCTGGTGATTCAGCTTCTGGGTCCAGAAGTACATTCGCCCAGGATTCCCTTCTGATCTTTACCTGGGATTCAAAAAACTCACCTTGCTCCAGGCTAACATCTATCCAGCCACGACCAGTAATAACACCATCCTTGAAAACCCTGCTGAATAAAGTCTGCAGGTGTCTGTTCTCATCCAGGTGAAATAAAAGAGCAGTAGCGATCTGTGCTAATCCATCATCGTCTATATCTTGTGGTCTGGCGCGAAAAGCGGTTCTATTCTGCCTTTCTACACCAGTAACTGTATTTACCTTGGGCAATACCATATTCAATTGCAGTGGTGGGCGATTTTCACTACGCAGTTTCTGCAGGTCTTCCTTGTACCATTGTCCAGTACCAAAACCGCCTGTATAAAATAAAACTGATTCCTTGGCTGCTTTCATCCACCCTTTTTCATATTCTACCATAGCACTAAAAACTTCTTCTAAATACTGCAGGTTACTATAATCGCTCATGCACTCATCCAACTATATTTTGGCTTTCTGTCAAATATCGGCATCCAGCCACCATCCTCTAAAGAAGGTGGATCGGATTCCATTACTTCATGGACTAAATAACGAGTACAGTCCATGGCGTGATCATTTTTCTTCACTGGGTCTTCTGGTGTGTTCCTGATATCGTTTCCATATTTCAATTCACGCCATTTATAAACTTCAATCTCTTCCACCAGAGGACTCATTTCAGGGATATCAAAAAACTTTAACTGGATCATTTTATTTTCGTCTGGCGTTAAATAGTTGGCAACACGATCAAAGCCAGATTTTTTATCGTTATTCGCTTTCATCCAGTCATAACCATAATCCATCCATTCATCAGAAATAGAGTTGCCATCACGTTCTGTACGTTGAATGGAAGGGTCAGCTATAAAATCATAGGTACAGTCACTATCCATGCGTTCATCTAGTAATAACGCCAAGTCCTCTATCAGAGTTTCAGATTCGTAAATTAAATCATATACATAGATAAAGCCTTCATCATCAACCGCTGCAAAAAGGATACAACTGGGATTCTTGTAGCCATAATCATAAACCACGTACCTGTTCCACCACTTGGGAATATCAAAAGGCTTGATTAAATGATCTTCCCTTTCAAACATAGGATATACTAAACCAGTAAAATCATCCCAATGACAGTAAACATACCTGTTTACCCACTTTTTGGGCATTTCCAGTAAAAACTTGATATAATCAAAAGGCAGGTAAGGATTGTCTGAGTACAGGCGCACCTCCTCTTGAGATACTGGTGGCTCCTGTCCCTCAGTCCAAGTCCTGGTCTCAATCAACCTATAACCACCCTTTTTCTTGTTTATAGCCTTCTTGTCACGCTTAAAACGCTTCCAGACCCAATCATGCCCAGAAGGATTACAGGTATGAAAGGAAACTCGCATACTCCCCTTTCTTCGCAATTGCCCTGCTGCTGAAATAAATGTGTCCTCTGTAACTTCCTCCAACTGGTCAAATGCAAAGAAACCCAGGTTCATAGACTTGATCCTTTGAATGGAATCACGACTATCGTCTAAAGCCATGTATACTATCTTGGAACCATTCTTGAAAATAATTATCCTGTCCTGCGCTCTATGCTTTAATACAAAATCACCTGCAATATCCAGTAACTGGATTAAAGTGGACTTCTTGAAAGCATCCAGTACCTTCCTGCCCATTAATCCTAAATTGTTGTTATAAGTGGCAGACTGATGAATAGCCTCAATACACATGGCCTCAGTCTTGCCAGTACCTAACGATCCTGCCATTAAGTGGTGCTTGGCCCACCCTGTGTATAAATGGTGGTTTAAAGGTTCGGTAGGATTGCCATGCTCATCACGATAAGATATGTTTATATCCATTATACCTGGTTCTTGTAAAATAAATTCCAGTCCAAAGGTAACTTACCGTTCTTGTCCAGGTGGAATAAATCCAGTGCTGTATTAGCTATGTCTGTACTCTTCTCTTTGGGAATACGAAAATAATAACGCAGCATACACGTGAATATTTCCTTGGGGTTTACCTCCACAATGGAGTCATCATCCATTACTGCGTATTTGGTGTCCTTGAATTCCATTAATTACTGCTTCGCTAACTTGCTAATGACCTTTAACCTGTCTCTTGGATTGGTGCCACTTACCATCACGTTGATCTGTGTGGCCTGTGTGGGCTGCTTATCTCTGTATTTTTCAGGATGCAAAGCCTTTAACTGGAAAATGCGCTCAGTAATGTTCTGCTTCTGCGAAGCCTGTAAACAACTCAACTTCTCTAACTCGTCTAAACGTGCCTCATCATAATAACCCTTGATCGCGCCTACCGCCTGATCAAATAATGCGTCTGCCTTACGGTAGTAATTGGCGCACCCTTGATAATAACTATGCCCTCCTGCTCACGCATCTCTAGAAAACGACTGTAGTAAGGATTCTTTAAAAGGTCCCTGGGAGGCTTGTTGCTAAATGACTCTAAATCTAAAGCTGGTAATTCTTTCCCCTGGTTTACCCTGTCTACGATTGTAAACTTCATAATACTTTAATGCGCTAATAATGGAAGAGTTTCTTAAAGTGTCACTTTAAATGTCCTTTATAGCTGAAATGTCTCTGGGTGACAATATCCTCTTCCTCGACTGGCGCAGGGACGCTAGGGGGGGGGTGTCTGGTCGGCTTTTCCCCTCACGCAATCAGTGTATTATATTTAGTTTCAATACTTATATATTCTGTTATTGTTGCACTTACGGCAATATTACCGCATCTTGTTTTGTTGGGTATGGTGTATATTGGGCGGGGCGTAACATTTATTTAATAACTACCCCCTCAATATATTATGTAATATTATGGCAAGCAAAACGAAAGGAATTGAAAGTGGATAGAATTACAAAAGCAATTAATTACAATAGTTGCTTTTTTATAGGAATAAAAGAAGGGGGAGGGAACTCCACCCCTCGTAAACGAAAGGTAAGGATATGAAAACCCTAGTAAATAAAATCAGTAAAAAGAACGCCTTGTTACTTCTTAGAGGTTTAAGGCCATTTTCGCAATGTTATTATGAATACAAAAACGGCACTGATTATGATGATTATGATTTAACAAAATATATTGATAATAGAGAACAGGAAAGCGAAGCAAGCCAGTTAGCGAATTTAACTAGATTATTAGCCCATAAAATTGGACTTGACGAAGAAGCAGGATATTAATAACCCTCGTAAACGAAAGGTAATAACATGAAAAAAACACAAGATCATTACATCGGGCAATTTATGCTAAATGATGAAGAAACTATATTAACAATGATTAGAAGGGATACCTTATTAATAGCAGGAGGTGTAACAAATTGCGGTTTAATTGAAGAATATAATTTTAAAATTGATGAATGTTTTTCGATTGATGAAAACTTACAAACATTTATTGAGGAAATAGAAGAAGGGAAACATGAAAGGAAATAGAAATGAAATTAAGAACTAAACAAAGACTAACAATAAACGAAAGGAAATAGCAATGGAAATCAATAGAAAACTATCTAGAAGAAACGCAGTAAATAAAATTACCAAGCGCATCCAAGATAATCAAATAAGGCTAGACTTAATCAAAACAATTGCACCAGTGATCGCTTACTATGATGGTAAAAAACTAAATTAGAAAAGAAACTGAATAAATTTACAGTTTACTTTTCTAAAGATTATGGAACGTATAAACTTATTATATGGGGAAATGGTATTGATTATAACAATAGGTTCACTGCCTTAATTGGTTATCATAGCAATAATACTGTTAATTACGATAGTTTTATTAAATATAATCAATGTCATTTTTTAAATAAAGGTAGGAATAAATTAATGAAAAAAGGTTTACAAGATATAGATTCGTTAGTTGATAATTATAATTCCCTTTATGAAAACAAAATGATTTTAGAGGATAAATTAAAGTCTTTTGAAATGCAATATTTATTCGATTAATAACAAAATAAAACGAAAGGTTATAGCAATGAACGCAAGGAAAATAAAAACAATAAATATTACTGCTAAGGAATGGTTTGATACAGTAAATGGCAACAGTTATTTTTCTGCTGAGGTTATAATAAACTTTGGCAAGAAAAACAGTACATCGCTAAAAATTCCCTACCAATATGGCTATGGAGAACATTACAGAGATGTGGCATTTCGAGAAATTAAAAAGCAACTTGGTTGTTTCAGAAAATATAGTATTTACTGGAGAGCATATCAAGATTATAATATAATAGATAGAAGTATAAAATACGAAAACTGTAAACTGAAGGATATAATATGATAATAACAAATTGTAGTACCTGTAATGATTTAATATTTCATAAAAAAGTAACAGTAAATAGTAAGACTTACAGTAAGAACGCCCTAATATTATTTAATAATAGCAGTAGAAGTAAATCATACTGTTCTATAATATGTAAATTGGATAATAAATAATAATAAAAGAAAGGTATAAATAAATGAACGGTATAACATTTACTATTATTATACTATTATCATATTGGGTAATAGTATTAAAGACCAAGATCAGCAAAAAAGAAGCGCAATTAAACCAGTGGAGATGGGATACACTCACTACTTTAAACAAATACCAGAACTACCAGAGAATAAATGGAATCCATTTATTGAGGAAGTTAGAACCACTTTAAAAGACGCAACCAACATTCAATTTGATTTTAATGTTAATTCACCCCCACAAATAGACAGTGAGATAGTGCGTTTCAATGGTATTGGTAACCAAGGCCATGAAACTTTCTTTTTCCCTAGACTTTGGGAAGCGGAATCATGGGAAACACTAGATGATAATGGGAGATATTTTAATTTCTGTAAAACTGCCCAAAAGCCATACGACATTCACGTAGTTAAAATATTAATGCTAGTAGAAAAGCATTTTGGTGATGATGTAGAAATTGACAGTGATGGAGATTGGGAAAACATAAAAAAACAAATAAACAAAAGGAAAAAATGGGGTGAACTTGGGAGTGGTTTTGTAGCCATGGGAAAACCTTTCAAAATAAACAAAAGGAGTAAATAATAATGGATAAAATAAACAAAGCCTTATTACGTGAGGTAAGAGTAAAAGTAGATGAGGCTTTAGGTCCCATAGGTAAGGAACTGGACATTAAGCTAAGTTTAGGCAACATGACATATAGCGATTATAACGCCAGTGGTAAAATAAAGATAGAAGTGGTGGAGAATGGTCAGATAATGACCAAGGAATACACCAACCTGCTAGACTTTGCCGACCTTCATAAAATAGACTTGGATACCATTTATAAATTAAATGGCAGGCCAGTTATTTTAACAGGGTATTCATGGAAAGCACCCAAATATCCAGTTCTTGTAACTGAGTTAGATACTGAAAAGCAGTTTAAGGTATCACGTTCTTGGTTGTTAAAGGTTGCAGGAATATCAAAATGAAGGTACTGGTTGCCTGTGAAATGTCAGGAATACTGAGGGAAGCCTTTAGAGAAAAGGGTCACAATGCTTATTCCTGTGATCTGCTAGATAGTGAAATACCAAGCAAATATCACATTAAAGGCGATGTATTAAACCATCTTGATGAAGATTGGGACCTAATGATAGGACATCCAGTATGTACTTTTATTTGCAGAAACAGGGCCAGGTTGAACAAAATAGAGAAAAAAGAAATAGATACTGATTTGTTTATGGCCTTACTCAATACCGACATTCCTAAAATCTGCATTGAGAACCCAGTACCATCCAAACAGGCTAATCTGCCTAAATACGATCAGATAATCCAACCTTATGAACATGGACACGACCACAGTAAAAAAACCTGTCTATGGCTCAAGAATATTCCTAAACTTATACCAACTAAAATAGTGGAAGTAACTTATATCACCACCCCTAATGGATACAGATATACTAAAGGTTGGTATGAGACACCAAGGAATTCCATAGCCAGAAGCAGGACTTTCACAGGAATAGCCAATGCAATGGCTAATCAATGGGGATAAATAAAACGAAAGGAAACTACAATGCTAGATTATCTAGCTTACCTGCAGAATAAAAAATGGTTGCAAGAGATGAAAGCTGCCAAAAACAAAAACAACAAAAACAAGCTGGAATTCCAGGAAGAACTTGAAAAACTATTAAAACAAAAAAAGGAAAGGAAATAGAGAATACACGCTAAGAGAACCTATATATAAGCCCTTAGCGTGTTTTCTTACAAAAGGAGGAATAAAATGGAGTTCACTTGTATAATATGTGAATTTAAGTTTCATAAAAATCAAATGGATATGGATGAAGGTATGTGCTATGACTGTCTTGAAGAAGATACTAAAATAGAATACAGCAATAATCTCATCAAACAAAGAGTGGATCGGGAAGATTACAAAATAGGTTGGAAAGAAAAAGGTAAGGAGAAATAAAATGAAAGAAAGTCATGCAACCTATGTAGATGGTAGTTTGGATGGTGAGAAGGTAAAACCATCACTGATTAGAGTATCATTAAAGGACAATATTCCAATAATACACACTACACGTGTTTTTGATGATTACTGGATGTATATATTTGAATATTACCAATGTAAAAAAAAGAATGGTAAGGTTGTTTGCAAACTAATTAAAACAAAAAAAGGTGAAATAACATGAAAATTAGAGTACAATACACATTAACATATCCCAATGATGACATAAAGTATGCAGTTAATCATCATTATAGTAAGAGTGGTCCTGCTCCCTTACAAGATGTAAAACTGTGGCTTGAAGAAAATGGAATTTCATCAGTAGATGATTTACTTTGTGATTATTATAAAGCCAGGGAATGGGATGAACTGGACCAAGAATATAATAGAAGAACTGGGAGGGTGGAAAGCAATGATTGAATTCACCTGTATTAATTGTAATCATAAATATAATAAAAGAAATGGTAACGAGGACGAAAGAATGTGTGACAATTGCATGGGGCAGGTTTATGCTTTTGATAATGCTTTATTAATGATATACAAATTAAACAAGAAATTAAACAAGCTAACAAAATAAAATATCCCTACATCTTAAATGTACCAGTGGATCAATACGGTACTAAATGGACCACATTCAAGGTTAGGGATGAAATTGATGAATGTGAAGCATTACTAATGCTAGAAACGTATAATAAAACTATGGGAGAACAAAATGATAGCGATAATTAAACCTACAATATGCGATAAGGAAGAATGTCAGTTAGTAGTAGAAGATTTCTCTACTGGCAGCGATCACTCTTTACCAGGACTTTTTTGTGATTTGTGCGGGAAGGAAATACAACCTGACGAATATGAGGAAAGAATAAATGAAAGGGAATAA